TCAATGAATAGTGCATTATTTCCTTGCAAACTCAATGCAGTTAGAACGAAGTCTTCATACGTTCCTACATATTGTTCAATGATTGCGTTGGTATCTCTACGTTCCGTTCCGTTTAGTGATGTTCTTTCATCTCCTTCCATTTTGTAAAACTCAACATCCACTTTTACATTCTTTCCTTTGTTGATTGTTTTAGCACTTCTCTCAATGAAGTATCTTTCACCATTTATATCGAATTCCAATTTACATTTGAAATCGGTCTTACGATTATTCATTATATTTGCTGCTTTGAATGCTCTACTACTTTTATCATACAAACAAAAAGATATGGAGTCAAATAGTGAGGATTTACCACTTGCATTGGGTGCGAATAATCCCATCAAACCATTCAATTTGCTGAAGTCGATTTTGTTATCTTCACCATAAGAGAACATATTGGAGAATTCAAAACGGATTGGTTTCCATTGAATATTTCTTGCAACATCATCTAATACAATTCTACTATTTACATCTCTATTTATAGTTTCTAATTCCGCAAGGTCTTGTTGTGTCACAAACGGCATCATTCTACTAACATAATCGTGTATTAAAGAGTTTTGATGGTTTACATCTGTGATATCTTCAAAGTCCAATTTGTTTTGTCTATTTCCGGTCTTTAATTTAGAAAGTGAGTCCGTTCTAATGATTGTAAAATCTTCAAGTCCGTATCTCATCTTAATTTCTGTCAATACCTTCTTTGTATCGGCAGTATCGGTGTTGGATAAACGTACTCTCAATCGTGCATACTTCGGCATATCCGATACAACCGGCACAAATCCGTTATCAACATCCAAAGTATAATATCCGTAATCATTTGGAATATCTACTGCCTCATAAGTCATAGTATCTAAATCCCAAACAAGGAATCCGTGCTTATCTAATGTTTCGCCAAAGTTTTGTTGAACCAATGAACCGGCATAAACTACTTTACATCCTTTCGGACTAATCATCTCTTGACGCTTATGAATATCACCTAATAATGCCAAATCAAATCCATCAAATATATCGGTTGTGAAATGTCTACTACTTACCACATAACCCACATCTGTGATTGAGTTATCAACCGGTCCATGAAATAATGCAATCTTTTTATTACCAAACATCTTATCTGCGGTAATCCAATTGTCTTTGTTATCAAAAATACTGAATACAGAAAAATCAACTCCACCGATAGAATAAACCTGTGTATCTCTCAAATAGTGAAAGTTTGGTAAATCCAATGCTTCTACAATTGGTGTAAGAACATCCAATCTATCCAAATTGTTCATATTACAATCGTGGTTACCTGTAATCAGAATGGTTTCGCATAATTTAGAACATTCGGTAAATAACCAACTAATCTCCTTTAATAATTCAGGAGACATTTCCAATTTAGCATGTGCAATATCGCCTGCTAAATAAATGATTGAATCTTCCGTTCCTCTTTTACGGATTTCTTCAAACATCTTTTCAAATACTTGTCTATACTCTTTGTGTCTTTTCACATTACGAATATGAACATCCGCAATATGATAAATCTTTTTTAGATTACTCATATTATTTCTTTTTTCAATTTTGTTAAATATGTTCTCTTAAATTTGGTTTCATATTTATCATTCAACCAAGATACAAATGAGTCATTAAATAAATTTTTATAATTTATAGTTTTATTATAATTCATTTGATTTATTATATCTTTTTTAATTTCTTCACGCATTACATATGCAAATTTTTTATACTTAGGATGCATATCATTCATTACAATACCATTACGAATGCATATTTTTCTTAGTGTTGTTTTGGATATTCCAATTGCATCGGCAACTAATTCTAAACTATTTACTCTTTTATATAATAGCCCAATTGCATCTAATTGTTTTTCTGTCATATTATAAACTATTTATTTTATTTAACAATAATTCTTCCGAAGTAAATTCTTTAGTTTTCTTTAGTTCTTCGTAGAATTTTTCATACCCCATATCGGCGGCATCTTTATCTTTCAAATACATCATTTTAACCTGTATTCCGTTCTTTCTAAAATACTCTGCTGCTTTCAATGCTTCACTCATCGCATCGTTATCCAATGAAATGATGATATCACTAACACCACTCATAAAGATTTTCTCAACTAATTGTTTAGAAGGAAACTTACCCAGTAGTGGGATTGCATTTCGTTTGATTGTGATTGCATCAAATACACCCTCACAAAGTATAATCGGTTCTTTCCAATTTACTTGTGATTCAAATGCTATAACATTCTTACTAATTGGTGGGTTTTTGTATTTCATTTTCTCATCTCTATAATAAGAACGGGAAACGAAGTAATTAAGTGAACCATCGGAATTATATGATGGAATTATTACTCGTCTTGCATACAATCCCTCTTTACAATACCCTATGTTGTATTTGATTATATCTTTTTGTGTAATACCTCTTTCGTTAAGGTAATGGATAGCATGCTTATATTCAGGATTAAATCCTTTTGGCTCTTCTGCTAAACTAATAAATTCTTTTGGGAGTGAAATGAATACCTTTGTTTCGGCATCTTCCTGTTGTGGTGTCCAATTACTATCTCCATATATTTCTCTGATTACGGATATAGTTTTCCTATCCACATCAAGTTTACGAAGTAGGGATGTCAATTTTTTACCACCACTATTACAAGTCCAACAATGCCACTTTTGAGTTTCGGTATTAACCTGTAATTTTTGTTTATGGTGATTACAAAACGGACAATAAAATGCTAATTCGTTACCCTTTAATGCGGAATAACTACCCAACGTATTAGACAACGTGGATATTACGATATTTTTATCAGTCTGCTTCAACACAAACCAAATATACGACAAATATTTTAAAATACCAAATTTTTATGGTTCTAAAAACCACTCATCTGGTATTTCTTTGTCTGCATATTTAAATCCATTCTTTTCACACCACATTCCGTAGGTGGTTTTGGATTTTTTATTTATTTTATTCTTGGAATTTGTAAATACAAAACGGATATCCAATTCTGGATGTTGTTGTTTCACTAAAAGATGTTTTTTTCTATCTGCAAGAACAAATCTACCTTTCGTTTCTATTCTTATACCATTTGGTAACTTAAAATCAGGGTGGTAAGTATGTTCAGAAGCAGGTATAATATAAGGAACTTCTTCGGATTCATATTGAACAGAGATTCCCTTATTTGCAATTTGAGTGGAAATGTTTTCTTCAAGACCTGACTTAAATCCATATTTTTTCGCAACCCATTTAGAGTTGGTTTTGTTTTTTGTAACTTTTTTAGCCATTAAACTTATTTTGTTCTATCGTTTTTGCCGTATGGCTTTACATCAGTATATCCGTTTTTTAAATACGAACTACCACCACCAATTTGACCGCCGGCAATACCATATCTACTTTTAGCTGGTGTAATTGCTTCAAATGTTGCAATAGCTTTATCATCCGCATTTTTTGTTCCAGAAAAGTCAATACCTACTGAATATTTTGTTTTGTCGTTTGATTTATTTGCATCTACTAAATCTGCAGCAGGTTTACCTTCTTGCCAGTCACCTGATTTTTGTTCATTGTATAATTCTAAAATACTTTTAGCCATATTATTTGTTTTTAAGTATAAATATAAATTAAATATCAAATCGCACAATAAAGTTTACAGGAAAATCTGGTTCGGATTTTATTGGTTGCGGTAATTTTGCAACTGCAACTAAATCCAAATCATCATCATATAAACCAATTGTTGTAATAAATGGTGTTAAGAATGAGCCAGTTGTATCTACCGAACCATTTGTCTCCCAATCATCAAACCCACCACGTATTGATGAATTTACGGATGATGTATATCTAAAATCCAAAGTATTACCATTTTCTAATTCAAATCTTTTTCTAATATATCTTGCTCCGGTTTTTGTGTTTACTTTATAAATTTTATTATCCGATCCTGTTACATATTGGTATTCAAATCCAACTTCTTTTACTGCAGATGGGTTTTGCGATATATTAAACTCGTCAGGATTCACTATTAAAAGATATTCATGTTCGTATATTGTTTTTGTAGATTTAAAAGATAAATCCCAACTATTATTTAATCTTTCATTTACCACTCTTGTTAAAACGATTAATCCTTGATTATAAAATATATTACCAGCTTTATCGGAACCTGCAGCACCTTCTAAGAAATCAAAATTAT